GTGGCAATTTGGCCTTGAACAATGGTTGGTGGATAGTAAAAATAATGTAATTCAGAGCTGTAGCTAGAGTCTGGCGTAGGACCAATCAATGCTGAAAGCGCTTCAAAATTATTGTATTGATTTCCAAAAAGGGCGTAATATTTTGGGGTGCCGGTATAGCTGGGNCTGGAATAAGCCTCACGGATAAAGTTAACATCTTTGTTAATTAAATACGTATAGTTTCCAGATCCATCAATGACGGCCAAAGAATATGTAGAAAGATAATCGCTAGGCAAAGACAGATACGGATTAGATGCCGTCATATTTCCTGTCACGTTTTTACGCAACGAAGGAATCTGAACGCTGTTGTAAATCCGATCTTCCGCTTCCATGACGAAACGGGGGATGCTGGCTACAAACAGCGCCTCAGTATTTTCAGCATAGTTCTGTATAGCGTTATACAGTTGTACATAGTTCATTAGGGTTTACCCTTAAGCCATTGGACCACGTGCAATACGACCTTTGGTAGCTGCACCATTGCCGCGAGTTTCAATACCATCTTCTACTACTTCATCATAGGTAAAAGCGCCGCCGCCATAAGTTGGGCTACGGGCATCTACTGGATCATCTTTCAAATCGGTATGAACTTTAGCATATGCAGTTGCTGGCAAATTATTGCGAGCTTTACCTGTTTTAATAGCAGGACTATCTTTACTGGTAAAAGGAACATTTTTTGCAGTTGCCATATTAACCACCTCTTTGGTTTTTAGCACGGGCTACATTACGGCCAACACTACGCATATCCATGCCAGTAGGTCCACCTTTTTTNAGTTTAGCAAGGCTTGTGCCTTTGCCGCCCTTGTGCTCTTGTTTATCATGCATTTTAAAAGCTTTTTTAATTAGCTTTTTGTCTTGCATAACATCTTCTTTCATTTCTTTTTTATCCATTGCTTTGGACTCTTTTTCCATTTTTGCCATCATTTACTCCTAAGTTGTTGATATTGTTACTGTTCCTACTTGCCCAATTGCAATCAAGTAATTCAAAGTCAGAACAGTATCAAAACTGCTGGCTCCGCCTACCGGATTCCAGCCCCATTGAAACACACGACTACCACCAGATATATCGCCGGCTTGTAAATAATTAATGCCGTTGCCTTGGTTAACTAATAATCCGTTATTACCGGAGGCATAGTAACTTACATCTGGCCGTGGTTCCCGAACCGCTTGCGGATCGTTCACGGGGTACATACCTAATTGTAACTGAGGGTGGTCTGGATCCCAACACTCATAACATACTTTTACCCGATACGGCTTGGTTTTAAGTGTTTGAGTTCGTAACTCTGNTAACTTATAACGCTGGCCACATCGGTCACATTCTGCAATTGCAAACTTACCGGAAGCAAACTTATTTGGCATTAGAGCATCCTGCCCTTCGTTCTGCCTTTCGCCTCAATTCCGTGTCCACGAACCGAGCCACCTTTTTTAATGGCTTTAGGGTTATTTAACATTTTTAATTCTGCTGCTGCGCCACCTGTGCCGGTTCCGCCCCCAATAGGACGGTTTAACTGGGTTCCAACTCTTGGTCCAGTATCATAGTATGAGACACCGGTGTACTTTGGCTGGCTCCTTACTTCTCTTCCAATTTCGGCAATCTTATCNTTAGCTGCTTGAACTTCTTCTTTAGTAGCCATGATTACCTCGTNTAGAACATATTNCGCGGNACAAACCGAATAGANGCTTTTTCGCGGTCTTCTTGAGCCGCGTAGTTAAATACTTCTTCGTAATATTGCTTTAATGCCATCGCGCGCGNGGGATCCATATCTGGCAATTTCATAGANAAATGGGATGCCAATCCAGCAACCATACATGGAATCCAACGGAAAGGAATATCGCCTACGTTGATACCGCCACCAGCGTCTTGAATCCGGCGCATACGCCAGTAAACAAANGTGTAGTTTCCACCGGAATTCGGTGTAGGCCAGACATTGATACAAGGCAGATTGGCAATGTATACGCCTGCGCCTGAAGCGTGAGAAGCTGCTGTTGTGTCATTTTGTCCGCGCCAGCAGTTTGTAATTACGTTTCCAACAATGTTGGTATAGGCAATAATCTCTGAATCAATTTGTACAAATCCAGTAGAACCNAATCCGGTAGCATCATTTACNGTCATTGTGGTGGCTGATGCNGTTACGGCCGCGGCCAAAGTTGCCGAAGGAATAGCATTAATTAAACCATTTTGGCGGTTAATCCAAACCTGAATAGGNCGGCCATTGGTTAGTTTATTAGGAATAGTAGCGTAAGTAGACTCAGATATACGGCTAATATTAATATCAGTTTGCGTGGTTGTATTTCCATTNTTTTGACGAATAACCTGATCTAATAAATCAATTGTATCCAAAGGCAGCGGATAAATAGCTTGACCGGGNGTTAAGGCAATACTGCCNTCNTCAATNGTCCAAAGGTTAATTCCACGATTTGCCCACTCAATGGTTAGCAAATTAAGTGAACGGCGAGCTGTTCTAAGATCGTAGCCAGAACGTAGCTGNGAGCCACAACGCTCAAAGGCCTCTTCTACAATCTCAGTGAGGTCTAAANTAAACGAAGTTTGTCCTGACGGATTTGCCATTTATAACGCTGACGCAGCTTTTAAAGCGGCTATCTCAGCCCTTAATTTANTGATTTCTTTGTCGCGTTGTTCTAACTTTCTNAGCAAACTGTAGCTGGCTTCTGACCACATGGACATATCTTTAATGCGTTCATTATGGTCTCGCTCCATCATCTGGTAAAGACGATCAGCAGTTTTCATTTGGGCTTCAATAAAATTAATCATTTTTTCTTAGCTGTTTTAGCTGATTGAATAAATGCATTTTTAGTCGGAGCGCCTTTACTGCCTACTTTGCGCATATGTTCACCAGATCCAGCAGCTATACGTGCCTGCTTTTTATGGATATTGGCATAGAGTCCGGGCTTTCCGCCAGATGCCATGCCTTTAGGTTTTTTACCAGCTTCTTTCATAGCTATCGCCGTGGCTGCTTGTTGGGCAAGACCACCCTTTTTATATTCATCCACTGCATCTGGATTATCTTTTCTATGGATAACCTTTTTGCCCGGCATTTTGGAAGGAGCGATATCGCCCATTCCACGGGAGGCCATCATTACTTCTTGCCCTTAGCCATGCCGCCGCCGCACATAGCCATTACATGGTCGCGGTGACGTTTATGGTCACCAGCTGTATGCTTCATATAATGAGCGCTATGGTGCTTGTGATCGCCTTCTTCGTGCTGGCTNATGAAGTCGTCATGGTGAACCATATTNGGNCCTGATTCTGNCTCCATGGATTCTTTAGTTACTTTTGGATTCATTTACTTCTCCTTAACAATATTTACCGCGAGTTTTACCTTGCTGTGCAATACCATCCGCACGGCTAGATGCTGAACCACCTTGGGACATTTTTTTAGTTTGTCCGCCTTTTTTCATGTATCCCATTTTATTGCGAACAGGAGTTGGTAATTTTGACAATCCGGGATTTTTTTCTTTATCAACAGGCTTTAACATACCGCCCTCCTTTGCTAAAATTTTGCCACCCTTTTTCATGGCTGGCGCTGGCATAGTTGCGTCTCCCATGGGGTTAACGGTGGGAATATTCTGATCTGTAGTACCAAACATTTTATAATCGCGTTCAGCTTCCTGACGGATACCACGCTCGCGATTAGCCTTGTAATAGGCTTCCCGTTTGGACTTTTCTTTTCCGGTTTCTTGATATGGCATGATTAGCAATACTTTTTCTTAGCCATACCGCCTTTTTTCATGGCGTTTACTAATGGACCATTACCAACGGTGTTGCCAGACATCTTAGGCATATTTGCTCTTGTGAGGCCGCGCTCTGCAATGCCGTTACCGTGTGGCTTTTTACCGCCGGCAGTTTTAACTGCAGACATTGGTTCGCCATATACGGTGCCGCCTTTAGCATATTTCTTCATCATGCCGCCACGTTTAGCGCCTGACTCAATACCAATTTCTTTTCCGCTATCGCCAAGGTTTGTACCTTTGGTGTGGCCGCGTTTTTGAACAGCGCTTTCGCCAAATTTAGTTAGTTTGTTTGAACCTTTTTCTACGTCTTTAGACATAGTGCGTGGACCCATAGTCTCACCGCCTTTAGCCATTTTTTTCATTGCCATTTTCTTCATAGCCATGCCACCTTTTTTCATGCCCATAGAACCCATGTCCATTGCGCTTGGCATATCCATGGCTTTTTTAACGCCAACATTACGAGCAAGTGCTGGCATTCCTTTGGTTGTT